TGCGGCGGCACGTAATCCTCGAATCCGCGAGGCTGTACCGGCAATTTGATTTTGTACCGGCGCGCGACGGTTCGCGAGTGTCGAACCCCCGTATGCGCGCGAGTAACCCATCCGGCGCGTTAGGAATCAGCGTTGATTGAGCATTTATATAGAACGCGCTGCATGCTTGTATCAGCACTGCCGACGTAAGCGGCACTACGAGTAGTATCAGTGAGCTGTTGTTGAAACAGCCACTAGTCCTTTGGGAGCCTTCAGCCGACTGATACTACGCCTCTCTATCAAGGTAAATGGCCCAGCGTATGAGCCTGTCGGAGCTTATCGCGGAGCGCAACGCGGAGAATATCGGCCCTGTGGGGGGTCGTGCGGATCTGAAAGATGCGCTGAAAGATGCGAAGGCGGAGCGGGATGCGTGGGAGCGGATCGCGCGGCGTCGCCTTGCGGAGCTGGTTTCGGTCCAGCGCGAGCTGGAGGCGCTGAAGCGCGCGCTGGAGGGTGGCGTGATTTGGACGCCCAGTCACGTGGGCGGGGCCCACTATGACGCGCATAGCCAGAATGGCAACATGTGAGTAAATAGCCACTCACCTTCCCTCTTATGTTCTGCTGTGCAGGATGCCGGCGAAGCAGACTAAGTTCTGGCCATTTACGTGGTTTCCTGCTACGGAGCTTGACTCTGCTGGAAACGCTACTCAGACTGATCCGGAGCGCGCTCAAGCTGCGCTTGATGTGGTCCGCGAGGTCGGCATTAGCCAGCATATCGTGTATATCGTCGCGCAGGCTGAGTTTGCCCCCTCTACGGGGCGTCTTCACATCCAGGGTTATCTGGAGTGCAAGGAGCGCTGGACCTTCCATAAGGTCCGCAGCGCGGTGTTCGAGGGCTATATGCCTGGCGCGCAGATAGCCGCCGCTCGTGGCTCTGCGAAGCAGAACAAAGAGTACTGTACCAAGGCGGCGTCCCGTGTCCCCGGGACGGAGCCTGTGGAGATTGGCGATCCGTCGGGTGATTCGGGGGAGACCCATCAGGCCGGTAAGGCCTTGGACAGGATCTTTGTGGATATCAAGGCTGGCGACAGCCTTGAGGAAATCGTGGACAAGTACGGCTTCGGAGTCTTTGTGCGCCATGAGCGCGCTCTGAAGAGTGCTATGTGCACGTGGGGCAAGCGCCGCAGCGCGATGCCGAAGGTGGTGTTGCTGATTGGTCCGTCGGGCTCTGGCAAGAGCCGCTGGGTTGACCGCGTCTACCCGCGCCGCTACCGGATGACGTTTGGCAATGGCGGCAACAGCGCTTGGTTTGACGGCTATAACGGCGAGGACGTGATTGAGCTGAGCGAGTTCCGTGGTCAGCTGCAGCTCGCGTTCATGCTGGATTTGCTTGACCGTTATGAGCTGAAGGTGCAGACTAAGGGCGGTACGACTCAGTGCGTGAGCTCGACTATCGTGATCACTAGCAACGAGGAGCCGTCTGAGTGGTATTCGGCGATGGAGAACCGTGACGAGAAGCTGAAGCCCCTGCTGCGGCGTATCGAGGAGTTCGGGTCGCGCCCGCGCTATATGACGGAGAATCGCATGGCTAGCGCGGATGAGGGTGCCGCCGTGTAAGCACTATGCACCCCCACCCTGACTTTATAAACGACCGATTTGTCGGAGCGGAGCGGAGCAAATCGCAATAGCGTAGGCCCTTAGGCCGAAGCGCTCGCTCGCCGCAGGCCGTACTTGCGATCGGCACAACCAACCACTGGACTAGGATTCCCCAGTGGTTGGTGACCGGCGTTACCGTACCGCCTGAACGAGCTTGTGAGAGGCTCGGGCGGGGAGGTGACGCCAGGGCACCTTTGGTTGTGTGTTAGGGTGGTCACTGCGCGCGTTAGCCTGCAGCTAGGCCGACGTGTCCGCGAAGCAGGCATTGAGTGTGCGACAATGCCGCGTGGGAGGAGTAGCCGTCGGGGGGAGACAGGGGGGCCCGGTATAATCTATGCGAGAAACGCCTCGGGCGTCCCAAAACTCGCATATCAATACTTTAGGCAGTGTCCTCGCTGCCGCTGCCCTCGGCGATGAGGCGCGCCCAGCCGCCGATGTTGAGCGAGGCGCCGTCGGTGCTGGTCATGTACAGCATGTCGGGCAGGATCTGTGCCTGCGCGGCAATTCCAGTGTTGCCATTCTGGTACAATGAAGCTGCCGCGCGCGCCGACGACAGGGTCTTGTGGTAACTGTAGACCAGCACGGGCACGTCGGCAGTGCTGTTGATGCCGCGCCCGTGGATGCAGAAGTACAGCTTCTGACCAAACGGCACCGCAGATGCTAGGTCGCCGGCGAGCGATGTGCCGTTTGCGTCGAACAGCTTGGGCACGGTGAGTGGAGCGCCTTGCACGGTTGCGCATCCGCTGACCGTTGCTGCGGTGGTGCTGACGCCGCCGCAGTGGATTTCGCCGACCGTTCCGGCGACGTCTCCCGTGAACTTGCTCGCCCAGTTTGGCGCGTTGAAGTATCCCGTCACCGCTACGCCGTTGAGGGTCTGAGTGGGTCCGGTGGCGGCGGAGGCCACGACGTTGGTGCAGTCGACCCACTGCGACGGCGCCTTCTTGATGTCGATGATGCCCTGCTTCGCGGGCAGCAGTGTCGGCGCGATCAGGTCGAGGACATAGTCCATGACGATGAAGCCGTATCCGCGCCCAGCCTCGGCGTTGCTGAGGTAGACAAGCAGGTTCCCCTGGGATGTCTCGCGGGTGGTGAGGGTCGCGTCTGGCGCGCCCAGGAACCACGTTTTGAGCTCCTTCGGGTCACGAGTGTACGTTGCGCTGGCTCCCACGTAAGCGGGCGTCAGCGTCGCGTGCTCGTAGCTCATGACTTCGGACAAGAACTGGTCACTGTCCGAGTTGGCTGAGATCATGAGCGGGTCGCGGTCGAACACAAGGCCGACCGAACCGCTCACGGCAGTGGAACACTGCGGCACGTAGGTGAACTTGACGCGCTGGTAGACGTACTTCTGGAACGTGCTGCTGATGACCGCGACGCGGTCGTTCAGCAGCGTGGGGTTGACGTCGAAGATGAGGCCCAGTGCGTTTTGCTTTTTGCCAAACACCAGCTTGCTGGTGCTGTTGACTTCGCCAACGTATGCGCGTCCAGTGATGCGCGTGCAGGTGTCAGACACCTGCTTCATGGAGTAGCCCATGCCAGCAGGGCCGCTCTTTCCGCGCTTCATGCTGGTACCCATTGACACCGGCGCGCTGTGCTTGCGCATGGTGCCTGCGGAGCGGCGTTTAGTGCCGGTGCGTCCCTTCTTTGCGCGTAGCGCGTTTGAGACGCTAGGGCGGCGATACTTCGCTGGAATCGCGCGGAACGGGGGCATCCCCGTGCGTTGCGCAGCGGAAGTTGACCGACGTGTGACGGACTAGTAACACGCACGCTGCTGCTACGGAAGCGAGCAGCGCTACGAGTGCAGCTAGCGCTGTCTCCGTTTCGGAGCGCGTGTGTGTTGTGCGCACCTGGATTTCCGGACCAGTCTGTTCCGGGCCCCGGGATGTCGGGGTGCTCGGGCAGGTCGGGGTCTTCCGGGTCGAACGGGTCGTCCTCGTCTGGTGGGTCGTGGTCGTCCGGGGCGTAAGCGTCGGTGTCTGAGACGTTGTCCTGGTCGAGTGGCATCCACCCTGGGTGTCGGTGCACAGGTCGCCCAGGTCGGTTCCATGGTGGCGGCTTGCGTCCGGGCTTGCCCGGCGCAGTCGGCTGCATGGGTGGGCGGGGCCGTTTCGGGGGCCCCGCTCCGTCCGGCCGCGAGTACTCGTCGCGGTCGGGCCGCTTGTTGCCGCTAGTTGACGGCGCGCCCGGCGTGAGCCCGCGGCGCTTTCGCCGTTCGTCGAGTGACTTTTTGACGGCGCGCCCGGCTCGGTACGCCCCGTACGTTGCCACCGGGATGGCGAGTACAGCTGCTGCTTCGGCCGCGGTGAGACCCTCCGCGGCTAGGAATGCAGCGCGTCCTGCGGCTGTAGCGAATCGCGACGCTTGCGCTGCGAGCCGGACGAAGCGTGTGTTGCGTATCGCCGCGGTCACGCGGCGTGCGCGTTGCAGCGCGTTGAATAAGCGATTTGCAGGTCGGACGTAGTTTGGCGGGCGTAGCGGGCGCGTGTACGGTGGGCGTACGCGCGGTTCGCCGGAGCCTCGCCACGGCCGCATGGGTTCTCCGAACGACCCGTCTATGCGGGGCCGCTTTGCCGGCCCCGCGGGTCCGTGGTAGTCAGGCCCCCACGTTTTTGGTGCCTTGGTACGCGGGCCTTCCCATTCTACGTCGTTACGCGTTGGATGGAGTTTGTAGTTGCGTATGAGCACCATGAGGAGCGCGTTGGTGTGTGTCAAACGCGACGCGCTCCGATGGAGTTTGTTCGTTACTCCGTACCGCGTAGCGAGCGCGGTAGCGCAAACGATACGGTGCCCGAGTTACGGCGAAAGCGGGCCCACTTGGTTGTTGAGCTGCGACGTGTGGCGATGTCTCGCGAATCGACTCGACAGCGTATGCAGCGCGAGCAGGCGGTGGCACGTACTGCAGCGCAGCGGGCTGTTATTGGGCGTCGTTATGCTGCGTCGTTCAGGGCGATGTCGTCTTACTTGACGGACATGCGGGCCGCGATGCAGTATATCACGTACTTGTTGGCGCACAACGGGGAGTGAGCGCGTGCTGGTGTTATCTAGTTGCCTGTTGGCTGGGTCGAGAGAGGAGTCTGAGCCTCGCTTGCGGCGGCACGTAATCCTCGAATCCGCGAGGCTGTACCGGCAATTTGATTTTGTACCGGCGCGCGACGGTTCGCGAGTGTCGAACCCCCGTATGCGCGCGAGTAACCCATCCGGCGCGTT